GCAAAACTTTGACCTCTTTCCGAGTAAGACCAAGTCTCCTAGTCTAACTATTAATCCTGCTGCATCAAATTTATCCGTCGAGGAAATCATCTAATTTAACTTTGTTTTGCCAGTGCGGGCATCCATCATAGTTCATCTTTACAACTTTTTCCCCGGCTTCTTGATTTGGCTCGAGAGAATCTTTTTTTTCTATAAATGATGTTTTTATAACTTTTCCGTTTTCATCCTGTATTGCATAATATTCCATAGGCTTTCTATATGGACAGATAAAGGCTTTTATTGGTTCGCCCATTTTATCAAGTACAGGCTGCCCATAAGAAACTTTAAAGCCATCCTTGCCGCAAGCAAGCGGCCCACCAAACGTTCCGTCTCTTGGGTAATCTTGTGTTGCCGCAAAATTAGATTTCGCGCAATCTTCATCGAATCCGTCTATATATTTTTGAAACTCGGTGAGTTGATATTCGAAGCCTTCTAGTTCTTCTTCGGTAATTCTGTCCATTCTCACATAACCTTTGCCCCGTTCTCCCAAAACGTCTTTCTCTAAATCAAATCTCAAAAAAATAAACTCGCTTTGAGGTTCGGTTTCTGGCATTAAATGTTTTACTGCTAGACTATATATTAAGTTCTGTAGATTGTCTGTTATTTCCTTTCCTTTAAATACTGATTTACTACTTTTAAAATCTCTAATAATCACAGAATTATCTTTATATATAAAAAGCTTGTCTATGTAGCCTCGAATCGCATACCTAATTCCTTTTTCGGGTTTATCTATTTCAAGATCAAAGAATCTTTCAGATTCAGCTTTCTTGGGTTTTTCTTCTTCGTCTCCAAAGAAATCGCATCTTAATCCTGCGACAATCATTTCGTCAATTAAATCTAAATTTTCTTGATCGTCAACCCCTAGCTCTTTAGCCTCCTCTTTGACTTGGGAGGCAACTACTTTAGTGTTCCAGATTGTGCCCTCTTTTGTTATCTTATTGAATTCAGTTTTATGTTTATCCCCTAATAGCTCGAATATGTTATGACATATCGTTCCTCTACTAGAGCCATCGTTTCCTGCCTGAGGAAGTTTTAATTTATAATTGCACCAATAAGTCCAACTACAGGTTTGTGCAGTTTTAATTCTACTAGCTGATAGTTTTGTTAATTCACTCATTGATTATTATTTTTTTATTTTTTAATAAAGTTTTTGGTATTGTTTTTTCAATTTTTTTAATTTCTTTTAGTATAAAAGATTGTTGTGTTTTTGGATCTAAAGATAATAGTTTTTTATTCCAAGAATTAAAGTGACTTTCATTCATATCTCCAAAGTCTTTCGCTGTTGGTAAACATATTAAAATTTTATCAGGCTCAAAATAATTAAGTAATTTAAGATAATTTTTTATTGAAGCTTCCAGCCCCCTGTTCCTTTCGGATTTGGAATCATTATTTAAGGAAAGTATGACTTTTTGCACATTCTGGGAAATTAAGGCGCAGATCAATTTATTTGAAACGTCGAGGCCAAAAGTCACCAAAACGTTATAATAACCCTGTTCGTTTAGTTGCAATAAGTCCCCTATGCTTTCAACTAAAATTACAGATTTTTCTTTTTGTATTGAGTCTCGTGTTTCTTGATTTGCATAAAGCGGATAAATCCAAGACTTTTTCTTTCCAACGTGTTTCCATTTTGGCCTTCCTTCTATGGTGGTCATATCTCTACCCGAGAAACCATGTATCTGTTCGAACTCATTATATATTGGAAATATAAACCTTTTGTTTAGCTTTCCGTTTGTTGCAAAACCTCCTTTTAATTTCTTAACTGTTTCATCGCTAATTCCTCTGTCATTGTAAAATTTATAATGAGGTAATAGTTTTTTTAAACAATCTTCTGGGTAAATTTCATCCATTTCTATTTTCTCCTTTGATTCTATTTTATTGTAATAAGAGCCTAGGTTCTCTTCCTCTAGATACTTTTTTATTTCATTTTTGTCATTTGTTCCTAGAGTTATTTCCACTAATCTTTGTAGCGGAGAAAAACTTGTTCCTTGAACGTGATCTTTCCAGACTCCTGTGTTTTTGTATATTTGTATTGCAGTTTTGTTATCCCCGTTTCTAAAAACCGCATTCGTCTGCCAATATGGGCCTCTATCGCTTAGTTGGTAACCTAGGTTGATTAGGCACTCTTTTATTTTATCAGTAGACATTATATGTTAGGAAGTTCTTCAAGGAAATCCTCTACCGCTTGAACCCCCTCAGAATTTATATTATCCACCAAGTCCTGCAAATCCCCTTTTTCTTGAAGGTTAAAGTTTTCCATATGAAGATTAATGTAGTTCTTTCTTTTGCTTCCGTCTGGCATTTCAACTGGCTGCAGTGCGCGATGCACGTCTTTACCTAGCCACCTATACTTTAAGCATATAAATTTATGTGTGCCGAAATCATCTGGTTCAGATTGAATTTCGTCCATAGTTTTTTGCCTTAAGAGAAATAAATGAGAGCAAAACTGAGTGATTTGGTCAGAAAGAGAAACTATACTTTCATCGTCTACTACATTGTCTGAGTTTCTATTATTTGTTATTCCTAGCCTGTTGCTCTGGACACTAGTTAGCATAGAAACTGTAGGGCCTTCATTAAAGCATAATTCTTTTTGAATTAACTGTTTAAATTTGTCTACCATCCTGCCGACAGACTCCCAAGAGCTAACTCCATTTTGCCTTTCATAGCTGGTTTTAATATAGTCAAAACTAAAGATCATTTTGTTACCCCTTCCCACTTCAGAAAAATAAAATCTTCTTATAATGTTTATCATACTTTCGATAGAGTGACCCGCAACATTATAGTAGTAAAATTTGAAACTTTTAATCTTTTTCCAGGTTTGGCGGACTTTGTTGATTATTTCTTCTCCAGCTTGTCTCCACCTCCCTGTTTCCAGTAAATGCATAGGAACCCCAGACAGTGCGGAGCATTGCCTTATGATCAACTCTTCTTTGCTCATTTCCCCGTTATCAAAATGAAGAATAGGTACATTGTTATTCATCTCCGATACTTTTGTGCAGAAGTCCATGCAGAATTGCGTTTTACCTACGCCAGCTCTAGCCACAACAACAGTTATATTTCCAGGTCTAAGTAGTGATCCATATAACTCGTTTACTCTTTTGTGCGGGCCCATTAATCCAAATTCATCAATTGGGTTATTTCCTCTTTCTTCTATAAAGTCTTCCATCCCTTCAAATATATTCTCTGGGTTTTGAGAGCCTATTTCGTATAAATTTATTTTTTCGTTATAAATTTTATCTGCAGCAGAAACAATTTGATCGTAACTAGAGCCTGCAGAAATGCTTTTCATGCTTTTCGCGACATCAATAGATGCGTCATGAATTTCTCTCCTGACTGTTATTTTTTTTAATTCTTTTGCTGTTTTAAGCACTCCTTCTTTGGATATTTGCCTCATTGATAGAGCCTTTATATAATCCGAAATATTTATATTATCTTCAAAAGACATTCCTAGGGACTGAACTCTTTGAGAAAGCAGTACTTCATCTAATATTTCTGAAGCCTCAAGAGATTGACGCAAAACACAAAAAATTGTTTTATTTACAATACTATTGTTTGAGAAGAAATCTTTTTCAGTAATAAAAGAAGCTATCAAGGGGTAGGACTCTGGGTACTTTATTAGTCCCGATAATAAGTGTTGTTCTAGTTCGTATGAATATACCATAAGAACATGGTATCACAACAACAGAAAAAAGTCAAGGAGTTTCTTCGTCTCCCAGATCTGGAAAATTAAGATCTAGGGCTTGGGCAGATACTTGCTCCAAATACTGCTCTAAAGCTTTGCGTAGACCCATTTCCACAACAGGAGAGTTCGTTTTGGTTATTATAGACGGTAGCCCGTCTTGGTTAACAAAAGTTAAAATAAACCCGCTGTCTCCATCAGTGCATCCTGAAAATTCGAACAATTGGGTTAATATGTTTTCTGGCAAATTAAATTCGCCTAAATTTTCTGGGTCAATATTATTGTCGGTCATACTTTATATTACACGAATTATAAAACTACTCCAAATTTAGAGAATAATTTTAAATTTAATATGTCGTTATCATATATTTCAACTAGAGTTATTTCGTTTATTTCACAAAATTTTAATTTATCAGAATCTCTTTTTAATTGATTTATATAATTAATCTTATTCTTTCCGTGAAAAAAAGGTACATATTCAGTGTGTTGCCTGCCCTGAACTTCTATTGCTATTTTTTTATTTGCATTATAGAAGTCTAGAGATAGTTTTGTTCCTGCGACAGGAAATTCTTCAAAAACTATATGTCTAGACCAGTATTTTTTCAGAAAAACTTTTGTGGAGTACTGA